TTTCCATATTGAGCAAGACCTTCTGGAGTGCTTACATCAAACTGTTGTGCCAAGGCATTGCGTTGGCTAATCAGACGCATCTGAGGGTCTTCTACACCCATCAATCCACCCAATGCACCACCAACCTGTTGACCAGCACGATACAACCCATAGGTTGCTTGTGTGCGAGGGTCTTGTTGAGCAAATGCCATTGCTTGCTTTTGGCGCATCAAGTCACGCTGTTCTTGATACAACTCAGGAGTCACCCCGAACAAACTTCCGACAATTTCTGTTGCCATGATTACTCCTTATCCGTAAACATTTCGCTGGGCAAATGGAACACCAGCCCGTTGCTCATATTGCTGTGGCGTTCCACCAGTCAACCATTCAGACAATGCTGCTTGTGCATCAGGGCTATTTGCCAAGCCTGTCAATGCGGTTCCAAAAGGACTAACACCAGATGCCGCTTGAGTCGTTCTAGCACCCAACAAACCACCTTGTAGCAATGTTTGTCCAACATTAGCACCAGCCTGGGCAGACCTGCCTCCCAACTGTGCGCCAATATCCAAAGGTGCTTGACCCAAGGACTCTAACGATGAACCTACGCCAATTCCAGTGCTGAATGGCGAGTAAGCACCCGTCAATCCTTGTGTATAGCTTCCAAGCAAGTTAGCGCCAGAGCCTAGCAAACCAGCACCAAACTGCACTTGTTGTTGACCTGCTTGAGTTGCCTGTGCCGCCAATGCCGCATCTTGTTGGGCCAAAGCGTTGTAATAGGCTTCCATCTCAGGAGATGCCGCACCCAAACCAGCCGCACCACTTGGACGAGCGCCAGTAGCGCCCACAGACAATCCACCACGACCTGTTTGGAACAACTGGTTTTGCAGTTGAGCCAATTGACGCTCACGGCTAGGAGCCAACAAGTTCTGTTGCTTTGCCATGTAGTCAGCGGCAACTTGTTCTGGAGACTGAGCTAGATACTGTTGGCCCAAGCCAAACAAGCCTTGTGCGCCAGCAGTCAACGGAGCATAACGACCAGCCGCTTGTTCTGCCTCAGTCAAGCCTTGACCAGACAAAGCCATGATGCGGTCTTGCATCGCCTTGAGTTCTGGATTAACTGTGTAACCAGCACTTGTCAATTGACCAGTTGTAGGATCAAACCCAAACTGTGATTGACCAAAGCGAGTGGTAACACCAACAGGGCGGAACCTCTGAGCCTCTGCCGCAGTTGCCGCCGCATCTCGCATTGCTTGAGCAGAGATTCGTGCCGCTTCTACATTGGCTTGATTGGTCAACAAACCACCAGCAGCACTCACGCCAGCAGTAACCAATCCTTTTGTAACATTTGGATTAGATTTGAAGAAGTTAAGAACATCACCAACTTTTAAGCCAGACTGAGTTGCTGTTTGCTGTGCGGCTTGAGTAAGTGCAGCATACGCATCACTGATGTTTTGAGTACCACCAGCCTCTTGAGCCAACTGATAAATCAATTGCTGTTCTTCAGGAGTGTAGTTAAAAGGAGTGGTGTCCTCTAACTCAGTCGCAGGAGCATTCATCTCATCATCGTAGGTTGCCATATTTCCTCCAGTACTTCCAGTAATCGGTGTTTGCGGTGTTGGTGTGGGTGGTGTGAATCCAGAACCATCGTCAATAATGTCTTTTGTATCAAATGATGATGCAGTTGTGTCCACCTCAAAAGGAGCCAACTGATTCTGCAAGTCTTGTTGTCCAGCAAGAGCCTGTTGTTCAGTGGGAACTGTTGCAACAGAGCCTGGAATAAGTGAATCAACTTTAATGTTGGAAACGCCACGAATCAATGCTTGCTCACCAGTTTGACCAGAAAGCAAACCAGCAGTTGTTCCAGCAGCTACTTGTCCTGCAACAGCAGAACCAGTTGCTTGTGCAGCAGTGCCACCAGCAAGACCAGCACCAGAACTGATAATCCCAGACTTAACAGCTTCTTCTGGAGGCTTGCCAGCCAAAAGATTAGTTGATGTGCTAGAAACAAAATTCCTTACTGCGCTAGGATCACCAACAAGATATTCACCAACAGCCCCGCCAGCAGCACCAATAACACCAGCTTTCAACGCTTCTTCTGGAGACTTGCCTTGTGCAACTTGTAGGGCGGCATTTGCTATACCAGTTCCGACTGCCGTAGCCACAGCCGCAGATGTTGCCGCTGGAAGCAGTCCAGCAGTTATCATCTGTTGACCAATAGCCGAACCAACGCCTGGAGCCGCAACACTCAATGCAATTGCTGCAATCAATGGTGCATTTTGAGATAGGCTTAAATCTTTGTCTAGTTGGGCTAAATTTTGACTTACTGATTTTTCAACGGGTTGAAGAACATTTGTTACTTCACGACTGATAGCAGTAGTTGGGTCTATGCTTGCAAGGAAATTACCAAAACTATCCCCGCCTTTATTTTGTGCCGCAGTAATTGCCGCAGATTCCAATCTATCTGCCGATGCCTTTGCAATCAATGCGTTATAAGGAGTGCCAAACAACACCATATTGTTTAGCATTCCTATTTCATTAGACAATTCAACAGGAAATCCCGACTTTCCTTTTCCAGCACGAGCCGCTTCTTCTTGGGCAGTATTAGCTTTGTAATAGTCGTACCATAAATTAGTTAACTCTTGAAATCTTTTAGATTGTTCTGCTGTTATCGCCATATCAAACCCCCAATGCCAAAAGAACCTGCAAGCACTTGCAAGTTACATTGAGATTGTTTTGTACTGCTTTCATCAAACAGTGCCGTTAGCTACGATGTTGCCCAACACAGTTAGGTTCCCTGAACTGTCAATCTTCATTACATCTGTTCCTGAATGACGAATAAGTAGATTAGACCCACTCTCAACAAAGCTAAAGTTGGTAAAGGTTCCATCTGCTTTACTGGCAATTGCAGTCTGAATATTGGTGAACTCAGTATCAATCTCAGTTCCCTTGACAACCTTGTTAGCATTCCCTGGCGACAAAGCATCTTTAGCCGCAAAGTTGGTGGTTTTGGTGTAATTTGCCATGTTTCTTCCTTAAACCAGTTTGCCGTTCTTGGCTTGTATCTCAATCTTTTGAATGCTCACAGGATAGCCATTGATCTCAGTCTCATAACCCGTCTGCACAGTCTTGCCAGAGCCATTTGTTTGACCTACCAATGTCTGCAAAGCAATGCCCTGAGAGTAGTACGCAACAGGCGATCCATTTGCACCATACTGAGCAGTTCCATACTCAGCAACAGTTGACGCTGGAATTGACAATGTAGTGGAGTAATACTGACCAGAGAAGTCGTATCCCCATTTGATGATGAAGCCTTGGTTAGAGCCACCAATAACCACTACAGCAATGCGCTTCAGAATAGATGTGACATTGGGCTGTCCCAGGTCAGCATAAGTCGTGAAATACTGCAATCGGTATGTGCTTGTATGGTCAAGATAAGTCCCATACTTACCCACATAACCATTCTTGCCAATCAGCAAGTCTCCATTGCGTTTAGCAAGGAAAGCAGTTGGCGTGATGGAATCCCACACAGTTACCCGTGAAGAACCATCTTGCAAAGCCGCCTTGGTGTCAAAGCAGTAGGTTTGAGATGCAGTTGGGAAGTTAATCAGGTAGAAGGCATTTGACTCTGAATAGACTGCCTTGATGTTTGCCAATGTCTCAGCATTCACAATCGTCATCAAGTCATCACGCACATTCTTAGACAAGTCACGCAAAGGTGCAGACTTCTCCTGAATGGTTCTCAGGAACGACCGAATTCCACTGTTTGATAGGAAGATCACATCACTGCCTGTGTTGGCAATAGAGTCCCTAGCAATGCAACCAATGTTGCTCACAGCGTCACTCAAGGTCATGCTTGATGGCGTAGTTGCACCTGCATAAATCAGGATTTGACGCTTACCAAAGATCAACAAGAACCCGTTGTGAGCCGCCAAACCAGTGATTTCATCTGAACCATTAGGCCAAACTCTGGAAATGTCCAAAGTGCCAGATGTGCCTGTTGACCAGACATGACCAGCAAGCAAGTCAGAGAAATAGACAGTTACATTGTCAGCAGTGGTGTTAGCCACCCATAAACGACCATAAGCAGAGATAGCAATGTTAGCTTGTGGGACAGTCGCTACATAACCAGTTTTCTCAGTTACACGCTTGAATGTGGTGGTGCTGACAGCAGGGTCATAAACAAGAGCATCATGTCCTGTCTGGAAGAAATAGGTGATTCCATTCAAGGAGGCACACTGCCAATTACTTGCGGTAATTGTTGGGGCAGTACCTCCCCCCCCATAGGTCAACTCAACAACACTTGTGCCACTGAGTTTAAACAGCTTGTTGTTTCCAGCGAATAAAACAGTCAAAGTGCCATCAGTCTGCACTAACTCATGGATGACACCAACATTGTTAGCCCCCAAGTTGCCAGAGGATGTATTTACCCTTGACCAACCCTTGCGAGAGCCAATGCGACCATACTGGTCAATCACGCAGTTTGTGGCAATCGCAGCGTATCCAGCCGCTAAATCAAGCGGAGAGTCCTGTGTGTTCAGCCCATAAAAGCCTGGGGCTGAGACAGAAAAGGTCTGGATTTGCTGTGTCATTGCGGAACAAACTCTTGGTTCTCAGGATAACGACTGCCCTCCAAGGCAATGTAATCCGACAACATGGATCGAAACAGTGTGTAAGCCTCAGATGAAGACAGTCCACCATCTTCACCACGCTCAACCAATGCCCTTGCGTATGCGCCTTGAGCAACAACCACATCAGGCACAAGAATGACAGTACTATCTGCCGCCAATGCAGCTTGCGGAACTGCTAGAGCAAACATGATGCTATACACACCATCTGGCCTTGGATACAGCGTTACCTTGGTGTTGTAACTTGTATCTACACCATCAAAGTTGTATTCACTTGGAATGCCCGTCATAACCACAGAGAAGTTCTGCTTACGATTCATGTCCACAAAAGTGGTGTTTTTGAGTCCAATGTTGCTCGTTGCATTGATAGCATCAAGAACCTGGAACTTCTGTCCAGCACCAGTTAAGCCATACTGATAAGTACCAGCAACAGTGCTAATGGTGACTGTTTGACCAAGTGCATTCCAACCAAAGGCATCTTCAACTTGACGCTTGGTGTCATTGACGAACTTGGCAATCAGGGTGGAATATGAGGTTTCGTTGTAAGTGGTTACAACAGGCTCACGCAAACGAATCAATACATCGTTGACCAGTTCAAGTAATGTCATTGGGTTGCCTCATTTCGCTTTTGCCTTGTTCCTTGCGGATATAGCTTTAGCTTTTGCCTTTGCGTCAGCCTTGGAGTTAGCACCCCATGCTTTTAGCGAAAGAAGCAGTCTCGTTGGTTCACCATTCTTGAACTCAGGGCCATCCATGTTGCCCATTCGAGCCAAGAAACTTGCTCTACGGGGATTATCCCCTGATTTGACGGGAGGTTTTAGGTTCCCACCAGTTGCCGCATTATAAGATGATCTGCCCTTGGCATTCAAGCCGCCTTTTGCATTTTGACCAGCTTTTGTCTGCCAAACAGGAGATTTCATCTACTTCACCTTTTTAACTTTCTTTGCAGTCTTTGCAGCTTGTTTAAAGTCAGCGGCAGTAGGCGCACCCTTGGCCCCTACCTTACGCATCTTCTCACCAGAACCAGCCTTGATACGGGCTTGTTTGGCATTGATGTTGGCATAAAGTCCAGGCTTCATTTCTTCTTCTTTCTAGGTTTTGCCATGCCAGCTTCAGACAAGGCAATTGCAATAGCTTGCTTACGAGAAGTAACTTCCGGCCCCTTTTTAGAACCTAAATGCAAAGTGCCTTCCTTGTACTCACGCATGACTTTCCCAACCTTTTTAGCCGCTTTGGTCATTTTCATAGCAATTCCTTAGTAAAGAATCTTAGCCGTGATGGTTCCAGAGACATAAACAGTGCAATTTGCTCTCAAATACTTGGGAGCATTGGCAATGGTTACGATGCCATCAGCAGTCAATGCAGTGCCAATAGTTGCGTAAGTTGTTCCATCTAGGCTACCTTGTAAGGCAACAGTTGCACTGGTGATACCAGAAACTTGCAAGAATGCAGGTTGACCAGCATCAGCTTGCACAGCTTTTGATGCGCCAGTTGCTGTAACAGCACTTAAAAGGGTGATGGGAGCAGTTAAAGATGACATTATTTACCTCTTGAAGATTTCTTCATCATGTTGGTTGCAGTACGCTGACCCTTTTTAGGGAGCATCTTAGGCTTCCCAATAGCAATCATGACAGTCACAGGGACACCCTTTTTCTTGCCATACTCTTTGGCTTCTTTCTCACCTTTTTCAGAGTAGGGAAACTTCTTTTTTCCGACCATAGGCATAGCGTTCTCCTTATTTCCAGATACGATCAACAATAAAGGTAACGATACCGCCCATGAATGAAGCGATAGTCATTCCCATCCAAAATCCACCTTTACCCTTGTTTGCTAACTCAAGCAAAGCCTTCACATCTTTACTCAAAGTGTGAACTTCATTCTGGAGAGCCTCGACTTGGGCCTCCAGTTTTCCAAAATCTCTAGCGTCTATATCAGACATTTGCAACTTTCCTTGGGCGACCCATGCGCCGTACAACTGGCGGTGTGAAAGCAGTATCTGTTCTCACGGCATTGGCATCATACCCATCGGGTTGCTTTTCTTGCTCATCAATA